AGCGTTTCTAAGTCACGCCTCTCTAGTAGTTCGTAAGTTTCGCACAAATTCAATAGATATAAGTAACCCATGCACAAGCTTTGTACTCTTTCGTCGGCATAAGTAACTGTACCTCTTTCTTGAGATTTTTTCTCTAAAGTATCAATAGTTACTGCAGCTGTTTCTGCTACATCTTTTAGCCAACCATTTATCATTAGCTGTACTTAACTGGTGTGCCTAATACTGTCGCTGCTGCGGCAAATATTTGGTCAGTTGGGTCTTTCATGATGAATGTTACTTCACCATCAGCTAGTGTCATAGTGCCTAGTGTTACGTCAGCTGCATTTGCTACTGTTACAAGCTGGTTAGCGTTACTATTATTAAATAGTCTTACTTCCGTTGCATCTGCAAAAGTAGAGGCTCCTCCGACAGTAGTACCACAGGCAGCTTCTGCTGCGTATAATCTGTAGTTCATTTACTTCTCCTGTTTTTTCTTTGCTTTTTCTTCAGCTTTTAACATTGCATCTTTGATATCAACTTTCCCATCTAAGTTCTTGTCTTTACCGTTAATCATGTTCCAAACTTTCAAAGCTTGTTCTTTTAATTTTACCATTTTACTTTATTTGCCCAATATGCTGCAGACATTTTGCCTCTAGCTATATTCTTGGCGTGACGAGCTTTGAATGAAGCTCTACGTTTTCTTTGTGCCGTTGATTTTGGAGATTTTCCTGCTCCTGACACCCCTTGTTGCCCAAATCGTATAGTTTTAGTTTTATTACCAACTTTTGCTACTACTACATGAGACTTTGTTCGGTGGTTGGGTGTGCGCTTTGGTTTATTATAACCAGACACACCCACTCTTTTTAATCTTGAGTCTTTTTTACGTCTGACGGTTCTTTTCTTTCTAACGGCCACGGCCTTTCCTCCTTGCAGCAGTTCTAACCATGGTGGGTTTTCCACCAACTCCCTGCTTCTTAGACCTTTTCCGCCTTACAGCCGACTTGATCTGACTTTTACTCATTCTGGCAGCTTTTGCAGCTGGCACGCATTTGGGATATCCTTTCCCAGTTAACTTACCTTTGGGTCTTCCACACTTAGGATACTTACCGTTCTTTTTCTTAGCTCCTATGTTTACCCATTTCTGACCAAACCATTTTTTTAGTCCTGTTTTAGCCACGTCTGTATCTACCTCCAGCCGCCTTGTATTGTTTTACTAGCGAGGCATTAGCATATGCGGAAGGATAAACAGCAAATTTTCTTTTAACCTTTGCTTTTATCCTTGCATACAGCTTTTTGTTAGTAGGTATATTACGTTTTTTAGCAGAAGCTTTACTTCTTCTTCTTTTTCTTCTTACCGCCATGTACAGTACCCTTCATTAGCTTGCCATTGGGCATATATTGAAACCCTTTAGGCGCCTTTTTTCTTTTACGTTTGGCAGGCATTATTTCATACCCTTTTTCTTTTTACCTTTTTTCTTTTTCTTAGGTCTTCCTCTTACTTTACCGTAAGTGCCTTTACCGTATGGCATTATTGTTTCGCCTTGCCGATGTTAAGGGCTAGTAAATCTATAAATTTATATAGTTTTCCAATCCATACGTCGTCTTTTGGTGTTGGCGTTGAAGCCGCAATTATACTTGCTACCGTTACAATCATTGTGATTGTTCCTATCAGTTCCATCATACTATCTCTCCCATAGTTTAAGAGGACAAGCTGTCTTCTTTATCTTTGCCTTTAATGGTATAAAGCATTTGCATACTTTACATATTTTAAGGCTAGTGTAATACGGACACGTACTACAAATCTTGAGTCTACTTTCCTGTAGGCTCATTCTTTAACGCTTCAGGGTCAGTTACTTTTTCATAGTAAACTACTACTTCCTTAAGTTCTGTTATATAGCGTTTAAGTTCTTGCATGTTATAGCTCATTAATTCATAATCAGGTATAGACATGGCTACAAATACTATCTGTCCATGCTCCTTTGTTAGTCTTGCATGAAACTCTTCAACATTCTTATCACTAACAACGTACCACAGTGGCTCTTTTAAGTCAATCTGTCTAGGCATCACGGGTTGCGTGATAATCCTATCCATAGGTTTAGCTGTTACTTCTATTGTTTTAGTTGGGATTAGACTGCAACTCGACATCATTATCGAGAGAGTCAATAGTCCTACTAATTTCTTCGATTGAGTCAAATACATTTTTAGTTCCTTTGTTTATTCTAGGCTCTAGCAATCCAGGCTTTGCTGATGCTAGCTTTGTTAAATTGTGTCTTTTGAAAATGTCTAAGTATCTATTCATTTCCATTTGTGTTTCTTGGGACTTAGCCTGAAGTGCTCCAAGTTCTTTTGTTTGTAGTGCAAAGTCATTTTGCATATTTGCTATTGCGTCTTCCTGAGTCGCCACTGCACTTTCTAGTGCTGCGTTATTAGCTGTTAGTACTTGATTCTGACTGTATAGATAGTAGCTACCTAGTCCTAGTACTAAAATTATTCCCATTAGTAATTGATTCATAATTGTGATATCCTGTAGTTAAGTCCTTCAGCTCCACGTATCTCTACTATGTCTCCTTCTCTTGTTTTGAATTTTAAAAATTTTGGTTGTTTTTTGTAGAATTTTCTTACTACAAAGTGTTGGTCGTCCGCATCTCCATAAGTAGAGTTGTAGCTTACTGTAAGCTCCTCGTAGACTATAAACCAATCAATAAACCAGTAGTAAAACTTAACTATGTTTGCTATTAGTTTTTTGAAAAATGCCTTAAACTTAGCCACTTACTTTAACTAATCCAGCTTCTGCTAGTTCTCTAGTAGGGTATCCGCATTCTCCACCTTTCCATTTGAAAAACCACATTCCATCTTTTTCAAATATCATTCCATCTTCCATTCTTGCAGGTTTTTCCATTCCGCTAGGTTTTGGTGCTTCCATCTCTGTTGGTTTCATTTCTTTTGTTGTATAACCGTCTATCATTTAGGGCCTCCATTATGTTGCCTGTGTGCTTTCTTTTCTTCCCAATCTACAATCGCTTTGCTGATAGCTCCTTCAGCTAATACTGAACAGTGGAGTTTGATTGGTGGAAGTTCAAGGGCATCTGCAATGTCCTTGTTTGTGATTAATTTTGCTTCTGTTATGGTTCTTCCTTTTAACATTTCTACAAACATTGTAGAAGAAGCGATTGCTGAACCGCAACCATAAGTCTTAAACTTAACATCTAGTATTCTATCGTTATCGTCTAGCTTAAGGTCTAGTTTCATTACGTCGCCACAAGCTGGTGCGCCGACCATACCTGTTGCAACATTTGGATCTTTAGGATCAAACCTGCCAACTGAATGTGCTGCAGGATTATTTATTACATCTTCAAAGCGTTGTACAACTTTCTGAGAATATGCCATTAAAATGTGTATCGTAAAGTAAAAGCCATTCTATCTTCAAGGTCTAGTTCAACAGATTCCTCTGACACTACTTCGAGTGCTAATGTGAACTTGTTTCCTAAATCTTTTGAAAATGTAATTTGGTTATAGCTTGTATCATTACTAAATTCTCCGTGTCTTACTGTAACATCAGCAAATGTAATGAAAG